CGATCTTCGATGGTGGCGAGATAGTCATGTTTTCCATATCCCCCTTCTGCTGTTGCAGACCGAAACATCAATCGAATTGGAACAGTCGTTCCTTCTGGTAGGCTCTGAGGAATTTCGTTTTTTCTTACTAATTTCATTCGAAGCTTAGCTGTTCCTCGATCATGCGACCAAAAGACAACATTTGTCTGAATTGGATTGATTGCTTCTGCTTGAATCACGATAATCGATTCATTTATTTTAAACATCTATATCCTCCTTTCTTAAATAATAGGTATTGGGTCATTCGTTACCCATGTACCTGAAACATAAGATGATCCATTTCCTGAGTATGCGACTACGCGACTAGCTTGTGTTAAGCCTGCCCTTGCGCCAGCAGGTTGGGTTTCATTGCGATATAAAGCCAACGGATGGTAAGCAGGATAACTTTGATCACGTTGAAATCCAGCGGGAACCAAAATAACATTTCTTGTGTTAGAAGCATCAGAAGGATAATTATTGCATTCATACTTGATTGCTATTGTGACCGTGTCTCCTTCACGTTTAATAGTACCGTTAACGTTTGTAATATTGTCACGATCGCTAATATCATCATTAGTGATTTGGCGAATGATTTTACCTGTAACGACATTCCCTTGATTTCTTACTTCAGCAATTCTATTCGCTTTTACCTTAGAACCAACAACTTTGATTCTAGCAGTTCCGTTATCGGCAATTACACCATAGTCATTTCCAGTTCCTTGATCACTTGGATCAATGTTAATGTCAGCTAAATTTCTAGCTTCTGCAATACAGTTTTGATTTAGGTAGTAATTATTGTTTGTAGCAATTTTTGAACCTCCTGTGGCAAATAAACAACGATTTGATTTCCCATAAGTAGTTTCAGCAAAACGACAATTCCAGACAGCTAAATAACTAGACTGTTCAGAATAAATTGCACACCTTAATTGTCCTGAAATATTCGCCTGATCTACAAACTCGATTCCATTAACTTGTTGGTAACCTAAAGAGCTAATAAATGAAATGGAGCGAACTTTAACACTTAAGTCAGACGTTACATCTGTTACGCTTTGGCGACTGCGCAAAGTAATGCTAACTGCTTTGAGATTGCGAATCGCGACATCTTCAAGGTACACTCCATCGCCAATCCAAATAGTTACTCGTGAACTAGTTAATAACGGTATTTGATTTACAGCAGCTTGAATTGTAAGAAATGGATTTTTTTCTGTACCATCCCCACTTTGATCACTTCCTGTTTTAGCAACATATAAATCGATCGTTTCGCCGTATGCTCCCATAAGAGTTCCAACAGAAACATTTAGTTGATTTAGCTGACCTTGTTGATTATCTTGTCTTGTCTTTAATTCTGTATAATTCAAATTGAAAAGGTTATCCAATGCTAATAATCTCGAATAAAGCGTTGGATAGATCGTACCTTCAGCATTTATTCGAGCATCCACTACTTCGTTAGGAGAATCACCGCCTGAATGAAGCACAAGATTATCTATACGACTGTTTGTTGATTTATGCTGCTCGTCTAAATTTTTTTCCAAATTTTCTAGGTAGTCCACATTGTCATTGAATGTTTCTTTCCACTCGTTGGAAATTCGGTTATTCTTCAATTTTTCTAATTCCAACTAAATCACTCCTTTTTTCGTTAGATTAGCGAGAATTGCAGTCATTGTTTTCTTTGTGTTGCTCAATGTGATTTCTGGTGGCTTATTTGGTATCGCTGGATACGTCTTGATTCCTACCACTTGAATGTACGTATTGATATTCAAAGGTTCATAAACAAAAAGGACCTTATCCCCTTTGTTAAGAGATACGGCCCATTTTAGTGTTACGGATCCTGAAACATCTGGATAGTCGTGTAACTGCTGTTTTAGATATTCAATCATATTATTTTGAATAGTGTAACGTTCGTCTTCTATTGGGTCTTGTATCCTGATTCCCCATTTCTGTGATTCGGGACTAGTATAAGTAACTGGACTAAAATAATACGAGTCGTCTTCTTTTTTCTTACCAAACCCTTTAATTTGTGTTTTCAAAGCATAAGTATCAATATCAAACGACACTTCATCTGTATTATATTTATATCGGATTTGTTGCTCAGTTATATTTCCATATTCTGAAATGGGATAAAATACTAAGTGCTTATTGTTTGGTATCACAACGGCACCGTAATCTTCCAAAATTTCATTAATAAGATTTAAATAATTATCATTTCCAAAGTTCTCCTGTTCCTTTTTTAAAAATACATTGTTGGGATCTACAACTTCCCAACTAAATCCTCGGTTTCCAGCTTTAAAAATATGAGTCAAAAGATCATTGATTGATTTTGTTCCAGATATAGTGTCATATTGCCATCCATCTTGAATAGTGTAGTAAACATGAGTTGCTACTACATCTTTATAGATTTGGCTACCAGAAGCATATGGTCTCATCTGCTTGATTGAATACTGCTGACCATCAAAAACAACATAGTTTTCATAGTCAATTAAATCAAAAGTTATTTGATTCCTTTTTGTCTCTGGTACAGTCACAGATAACTCCCACGTTTCATTTTGTTGCCACGAGACAGAAAAAGAATCCTTATCGTAGTTAATAAGGATTTCCTCTTTTGTTTCTTCATAATTGCGTATTAATATCTTTTTCAAAGTATCACCTACTTATACAAGAAACGGAAATCCCAAGAAGATTTCACTCTAGTAATATTTTGAATTTCGATTTCATTTACTCCTTCAGCTAAAGTGATTAGTCCATGGTTTGTATCAATACCACAACTTACACCATTCAATTTTGGGTATACACCATCCAAAACTAACGTCTGCCCTAAATTAGTTGAGAGAGAAGGATAATAAATGAAACGATCGCCTGTGGTCTTGTTGAAAATAGTCACATTTCCTTCTGATTCTCCTTCGAGGGTAATACGTAAATCTGACTCTCTCGGATCAATTTCAAAACTGCCAGCATTAAAAATCTTAAAGAAACTAGTATTGTGTGTATAACTAAAGTCTTCAGAAACTAGACCTTGAGAAAACTGCCAATCCTCATCCAAACTGAAATCAGATAAAGTCGTCGCAATCGATTCAGAATATCCTTTATAGGCGGAAAATGATACAACACAATTTCCTTTAAAATATGCCTTTTTGGTTACAGTCATACTCTCAACAATCACTGGGTATCTTTTACCAGGTTCTTTCGTATAGATAAAGTAGTATTCAGCTTCTTTATTAAATAGTTCTCTCAATTCTGTTTCAGTCAAAATAAGGTCATTCAGATTGTCTGCAAAATAATCAAATTCCAAAGTAATAGGAAAGGAATCAAATGAGTGTGTCAGCAGCTTTTTTCCTACTGAACCTGCATAAGAAGAAAATTCATTTTTAGGTACTGGCATCCCAATTTTTATATCAATGATTTTTATTCGGTAATTTGCTAGTAAGTCAAATTTACCTGTACTAAATTGGAGAAATACTGATGTTTTATCATCCATTGAAATTCTTTCCTCTCGTATATAGTTTTCTTGCTAATGATGAACCAGTATATTCATCTACACTTTTGCTGACTTTCTTACCGTCTAGATGACTAATTACCTCAACTGGACGATTATTCAAAGCTTGAGACAGCTTCTGAAGTGAACTTTCTGAAATTTCGCTTGTTAAAAATCCACTCGAATTGCTTGATACATTATTTGCTGAAGCAGGTCTAAATTGTTCCCTCGAGCGGATTGCTTTTATAATCAAGTCATCTGCAGAAGGTTTAGCAGGATTTATCATAAATTCTTTTGGATAAGCAGGGTCTTCCCCAATCCATGCTAATTCAGGACCATTTATTTCTCCACCATCAGCATAACCATGACCATGACCAATGACTGCGAGCATATCAGGACCATATCTTTTCAGTGCATATCTAATACCAGCAAGCATGCTATCAAAACCATTAAAAATATTTCCGTGGCCAGGAAACGCATTTGCTAAAAATGTTCCTTTCTTAGCTTGTATTAGTCCCATTGCTGGACCAGAGCCATCACCATCTGGGTCTATTCCAGGCTGAACAGCACGCTCATTGCCTCCTGATTCAGTCTCGATTTGCCTTAACCAAGCATTGACATACGAAGCAGTGGTTGGTAATCCATTCATTCGCAAGGCTTCTTTTAATTGGCTAGTCCACCTTGCAACGCCAGAACCTGTAGGCGAACCTTTTCCGCCACCTTCGCCTGCTTTATAAATATCACCAGAGCCAAGCTTACCTGTAATATGCAAATGGTCGTAATGGTCGTTATCTGGCCATGGCTCCCATGCACCAGTTGCTGGTTGACCTGATTGTCCAGTTCTATCACGCACTTTTCCCTGTGTGATAACATAGCCAACCTTATCAGCAAAGTGTTCAAATACCCAGTTTGCAGGATCAAAATATTTGCTTGAACCATTCATACTTGATGGATAAGCAATATCAATCGCTTGATGCTTCCCATGCCAATATGGATCTCCTGGTCGGTAACCTGAAGTAATCCCGCTCATACCGAATTTCCTAACGGCTTGGTTTGCAATATCTACTAAATATTTATAGACATTATCTGCCATTGCACCATCGAAACTGCCGCCTCCATTTTCTTCATTAAACTTATCAAAGAAGTTTTGTGCGTATTCGATTATCTTATCTTTTATATTAGAGATACCACCTGCAGCAACTTTATATTCAGCTGAATCACCAAGGTTATCTAAAAAGTCAGAGACACCGAGTTTATCAGCAATCGTATCATAAGCTTTGCCGGCACCATCTGAAACGAAAGACCATACATCTTTAGCTTTATCTTTAACCCAATCAAACATATTCGTGATAGTACCCCAGACACCGTCTTTGTGTGCGGGTAGCCCCTTTGTCATTGCCAAGAATTCTTTAGACATATGATGAGGTAAGATTGAAGTACCAGCTTGCAGAGGACGAATTTCTGGACCGCTAACACCCACAGGGAAAATACCTTTAGATGGATGATGAGCAAGCTCGAATCCTTCTTCTCCAACCAGAGCAATTTCGTCTTCGGTCAATCCACTAGTGCCTTTTGCATGTGCGCCAAACTTGTATTTAATAAGGTCATTTCCCCAATCTTTATTCAAAGCATGTATTAAATGACCAATACCATGTGCAACACCTTCAACAATGGATCCCATGTTTGTTTTCATTTCATCCCAAGAGCCTACAACTTCACCTGTTTCACCATCAACAGCATCTTTGTGTTCTCCGGCCTGTTGGGTTGCTTGATCTACTACTTCTTTATGAGTTTCTTGGGCTTTCTTTATTGATTTATCCCTTTTCTCAGTAGCAGCTGCGACAGCATCATCTCGCTCTTTCTTTGCTTGTTTCACAACCTCATCATACTGCTTCTTGGACATAGTCCCATTTTCATAACGTTCTTTGTCTGCTTTTTCAACAGTTTCTTTGTATTTTTTATCAGCGGCACTTATTGAATCATTTGCTGTTTTTTTGGCATCTTTAATGATCGTGTCACGTTGTTCTTTAGAATTTAAGATAGCAGTTTTCATTTCTTCATGAGAGAGTTTGCCCTTATGATCTTTCAAATCCTGCAAAATATCTAGCTGTTTTCCCGAAGCTATTTTCGTTTCTTTGCTAATTTGCTCGTTCAGCTTAGACTGCGCTTTACTCATGTTTTTAGCATATTTTTCCTGCTCTTCTTCTAACTCTTTGTTCAATTCTTTTTTATATTCTTTACTATCTTTTCCATATTTTTTTGCGATATCTTGGAGTTTTTTGGTACCACCTTTTTCGATTTTTTCCACATTGGCATAATGTTCACCAGAATAAACTTGCATAGCCTTGAGAGCTTTTTTATGGTTCTGTTTTTGACTATCATCATTTTTCTTTTGTTTAGCTAGGGCTTTGTCAGCTTCTTTTTGGGTCATTAATCCATTTTTAACGAAATAATCATAATCACTTTTAGATGATTTTTCTTTCTTTTTATAATATTTTTGTATAGAGTCTGACATATCTTTGAATATTTCAGTCGTTTGGGCTTTCTGTTTTTTTAATTCTTTGTCGCCTTTTGGTGTTTTGACAGCTATTTTATTAAGTTTTTCCATCTCTTTGGTGTAAGTTTTTGAAAGCTCTTTTGCATTTGATCCTACATTTTTACTAAATTTTTTAGTTATATCATGTCCTATATCTCCCAAAAGGTTCGTTAAATTAGGTGCATAGCTTTTAAATCCTTTGCCAATATCTTTCCCTAGATTTTTACCTAATTCAGTTCCGCCAAGTCCACCCAATCCTGCACCAATTGCAGTTCCAATTCCTGGTAAAATAGCAGTTCCAATAGCTGCTCCTGCCGCACTTCCGCCTAAAGAACCACCAAAAGCCCCTAGTTTTGAAGAAGCTGATCCTTTACCCAACAATTCAGTTGCACTGGCAAGTACCCCAGCAAAAGGTAGCACTTTGCTTACTCCTTTACTTAGTTTTGCTAACCCACCTAGTTTAGAAACAGACTCTAGTGCATCATCAGCAATAGTAGCGACTCCTTTACCACCTTTTGGTAAAATTGTTTCAGCAATTTCAGCACCCACATTTCCTATATTTTTAGTACTTGCCTTTTTGCCAAACGAGAACCCTCCACCGCCTAAAAAATCAGTAATTGTTTCAATAGCAGTCATTTCCATTAAAGTTTTTTTTGCTTCTTTTAACATTTTAATGAATTCATAGCCTTTTTTAACAGCAAACATTATAACTAGTGCTTTTCCAAAAAGTTCTATTTCATCTTTGTGTTTGGCTATTTTCCCAATTATTTCGTTAATTAATTCAAGGGGGTCTTTAACACTTTGGGCATTTTCATCAACTAATCCAAGCATTTTACCTACATTAAAAAGTAAATCTTTACCTTCTTCCCATGCCCCTGAGAACAAGGCTCCAACTATTTTTTTTACATTATTGGAAATATTCGTAATAGTATCCTCATGTTTTTGAAAATATAAAAAGACATCTGCAATGTGTTGAAATACACCTACCACTGCATCAGAAGCCTTATTAACCATGCCAGTCAAGTTATCTTTTCCTAAATGATCAATAATGTCCATAATTCCAGAAACAACATTGGCTCGTAAATTGCCAACTGCACCCTCAAAGGTCGAAGTAGACTTAGCTGCTTTAACCGCACCATCATTCATACCTAATTCAGTAATGGCTGTATTGAATTCATCAGCAGATATTTCGCCTTTTTCCATTGCTTCACGGAAGTTCCCAGTAAAAGCACCGTTTTTCTTCATTGCTTCTTGAAGTACGCCAGAAGCGCCCGGAATGGCATCAGCCAACTGATTCCAGTTTTCTGTTGTTAATTTTCCCGCTCCTGCCGTTTGTGTCATGACCATTGCTACAGATTTGAACGTTTCAGCATTACCACCGGCTTGAGCATTTAAGTTTCCGGCTGCCTGAGTCAATTCAGTGTAATTTTTAATGCCGTTAGCTGCTAACTGTGCTGTGGTATTCGAAACATCTGATAGATCATAAACTGTATCATCCGCATATTTTTTTACTGCTTTTGCTGCTTTATCAATTTCTTCTTCCCCAAAATTACCGAGCTTCATAGTAGAGCGGAATTTATCCATTGAATCAGAAGCTGCTAAACCTTCTCCTACTAAATCTGTAAAGCTTCCTGTAATAACTTGAACCGCTTGAGAAGTCGCACCCGCTACTGCTCCAATAGTAAGTTTATCTTTTAAATTTACAAATTTTGATTCAGTTTTTTCTGCAGTTTCTCCTAGTTCTCTGGTCTCTGTTTTAGCTTGTACAGCATCTGCTGTGAATGTTGTGCTTTTTTTATCCGGAATTTTCGATACTTGATCTTTAGCTTCACCTGATTTTTCTTTGACATCAGTATTATCTGCCGTAAGTTTTACTTTGGTAGTTTTCCCAAGTGAATCATCTATTTTTTTCTTAGTTGAGATTGCCTTTTCTTGGATTGCCTTTGTTTCAATAGCAAACTGATCATCCATCTGTTTTCCAGTATTGGCACCTAATTTGGATAACAAATCATCAATAAAATTAGCATCTGTTTTAAATTTTGGTAAATTAGAAAGCATAACATCAATATTAATTGTTGCATCTGCAGCCATTTTCTAACCTCCTTTCTACTTTTTTGCTTGGGCGGCTAGCATGTCAAACATACTTCCTAACTGATTGTCTAGATTATTTACTGTTTTTTCTGAATCAAGAGCGTAATATTCTTGTAATTCTAATAGATTGGTAAGTGCCTCGCCTTCTAGTCCATTAATACTTCTAGAACGAATAGATAAAATTCGTTGAAAATGAGTATTTTCGCTTAATCCAAACAAAAGATTTTTGAACGTGATAAAGTGCATTCGTCCTTTTTCTTTTAATAAATCGATGCCGTAATCTGCTAAAAATGAGGAATAAATTGCTCCAGCATCTTGAGAATAAGAATAAAGTTTTTCCGGCACAGTATCTCCGGATTCCTGATCATTATTGTTATTTCCGTATGGACATTTTTGTATATAATTACTTATTTCTTCGATTGCTGCTTGCTTCTGTTCGAAAGTAAAATCACTAATGGGAGCTTTAGCATCAAAATAAAACAAATCAAAAGCTTTATTAATTTTTTCAAATGATTTTAAATTTTTATCTTCTAGCAATTCATAGAATCTAATCACCACATCAAAGGAAAGGTCAAATTTATATTCTTCTCCTTCAATGATTAGTGTATTTTCTAAATCCTCAACCAAATCAAACATCTATATCACTTCTTTTTATGTTTGTTTTTGTAATAGTTATCAGCGGTTTTTTTACGTTCAATCATCAATTCACCCAACTCTTTTTGCAATAAACCAATGACAGTTAATAATGCCTTTGTACTATTTCCGTAACTCTTATATACACGGGTTCCTTCTCCTTCTCCCAACACTTTATCTAGTGCAGCGATTGAACGATCTTTCAATTTAGCAACTTCTAGGCGAATAAACTCTTTATATTTATCAGTTGATTTATCTTCTAAATCTTCCAATTTCTCTGCTTTTTCTGTCAGGTGTTCTAATTGCGATGGGACATCTACACTAGTTAAATCCATCAAAGCTTGATCAACCTCATCAGAAATAGTGATTTCATATATTTTGCCTGCAATTTTTACGGATTTAGTTAGTGATAATTTTGCATCTAAGTCAATTACATTATTGATAGCCATTATTTTTTCCTCCAAATTAAAAGAGCAGGTAACCATAATGGGGTTTAACCTGCTCTAATCTGTCTAATTTTATGATTCAGTTACTGTTAAAGTACATTTAGCACTCTTGTTACCATCTACTGTGTTAACTGTAATTTCCGTAGTTCCGGCTTTAACAGCCACAACCTTCCCTTTGGTATCAACCGTAGCTATGGTTGAATCACTAGATGACCATGTCACATTTTTATTTGTAGCATTTGCTGGTAAAATTGTTGCCACAAGAGTTTCTGTTGCCCCGACAACAAGCGATAACGTTGTTTTATTAAGCGCTACGCTTTCAGGGCTAATTACTCCCCCGCTTCTTCTAAGACCGGCTTTCCATTGAATGCAAGAGTGAAACTAAATGTTTGTTTAGCATTAGCAGCACCACCAAATGGCACGATAGATGTCATAGTAACAACAGATTGAACTTTATTTCCTTTTGCATCTGTCCAACGTGCAAGCGTACGTAATTCATCGCCAATGGACAAGAAATGTTTTGCCACATAATCTTGTGCAGGATCTCCGAACACTCGGTGTCCTGATAAAGCAAAAGTAATATTTTTACCTGTCACGCTTGAATCAGTGAAACCTTCACCATCATAATAAGCTGTTGCATCAGTGGTATCTGCCGCTGCAGGTGTAATAGTACTGATTCCAGCTGCAAGTACAACGAAGTTTGCTTGTTGAATTTCATCCAAACTTGTGTGACCTAAAACATCAATTTCTACTTTATTTTTAAAGTTCAATAGAAATTCCTTGTGTGTATTGTCGCCTGTTTCCCCTGCAAAAAATTGCAACTGCATTTTCATAAATTGCTGTTGATTTGTTTTTGACATATTTTTCATTATGTTTCCTCCTATTATTTGAATTGATGAATGGTGATTTTGATACCTAATAAATAAGTTGAGTTCCCTTGAGTGTCCTGTTCGCTTACAAAAGGTGTCTCGCTTATTTCGATACCTAAAAAGACGAAACTCCCATCCTCTGATGCTAGAGTTGAAAGCTCGTCTAAATGATTTGATATAAGCCATAATGTTTTGTTGGCTTTTTCTTGGTCTTTCGTGTTAAATCCGACCTCATAGAGCATTTCACGCTCTTTCGTACCGTCAAAATATTCTTCTACTGTCCGACTACCTGGCATCGAATAAACACAAAGCGTGTCTTCCCCATTAAGGAACCCCATCGAGCATGGCATTGGAAGGCATGGAATAGAATCTATTGAATCGGATAATCGTTCCCACAAATCCATTACAAGTTCCCTCCTTTGATAAATGCCTTACGCCAAGCGTCCATGTGATTCGCTTTTGCTCTGAGGTCCCAACGTCGGCTTGTCCCTGGCGTTGTATAATTCTTAACTCTACTACCATTGACGATCCCTCTAAATTGAGGTTTAGCGTAAGGAACGGTATATGTGATTCGGTTCTTGTTAACAAATGATTTGTCTCTTAAATGTCCTTGCCGTTTTGGCGCATATAGGTTCATGTCTGGATGCATCTGAGCAGTCATATAGTACAGTGCTGAATTGATGTTCATCACTGACAACTTACGATCGACGCCATTTTTTTCAACCTTAACATGGAGCATTACAGCACCTCCAACTCATACGAGTAGACTTCGTTACTGTATGGATTGCGGTTATCTACGATCGTCGTGATAGTGTAAGTCTCACCTTCAAAGTCAATCTTTGACCCAACATGATTTTTATTAATCACTGGCATCGGATCAGATACTCCAGCAAACAAAAAAGCGATAGCGTTGGCTACCACTTGCCGATTATTATTACTACCGCTGTACACTGTTTGCGGTTGAAAGATCATATGATTAATCGTGATTGGTTCAGAAAAGACAGGTTTTTGCCATTTGTCATGACCATCTAGCAGCCTCAAAGTAATTGACTGGTTACAAAGTTCTTTTGACATTAAAGGAATCATCGATAGTCAACTCCCTTGTAAAGAAGTCCTGTATAGATCAACTCGTTATAAGCCTCTGTTGCAACCATCGTTCTGCCAACTGTTGCTGCATTCGTGCTTCCAGATTCAATACGCATACGACCAACGCTGACACTTGAAGGGGAAGCATTTAGTAAGTCTGATAACGAAGTAACTCCAACTGACTTCAAATATTCAATTTGGACAGCCATTGCGATTTTGAACTTATCCACTCGATATTTGAACGTGTCATCAGCTAAAGAATGTCTCATGTAAAAATCGCCTGTCACTCGATTAAGCTGACGTGCAGCACATTTTTCTAAGTCATCAAACTCCGAAACTGATACTTTGTTGAATCCTGATTTTAAATATTCATCGTGCGTAAGATAGCTCATAACTGCCTCCTTTCAATTAAAAAGGATAGCTACTAAACTATCCTTCACTTGCTGCGGTTACCGTGACTTCACACGTAGCAGTTTTATCATTCGAAGTTGTTGCTGTAATTGTAGCAGTTCCCGCTTTCACAGCAGTCACTTTTCCTTGAACTGGCGTTACTGTTGCGATCGTTTCATCGCTAGAAGTAAATTGAACCGATTTATTTGTAGCGTCTGCTGGTGCTACGGTAGCAGATAATGTTTCTGTTGCTCCCACCGCTAGCGTAGCTGTTGTTTTATTCAAAGTTACGCCGGATGGGTCTACGCTTTTGGGGCTAAAGAGACAGATACGCCTTCTTTTTGTTGCTCTTTAATAAAGCAGTCATGATACAAACGATTTTGATACAAGTAGCCATCACCTTGTGAATGTTCGCCTGGTGCAAACAAGAAGACGGTGTTTTCTTTAACCACGGGGATAACAGCTTGTTTAGCAACTACTAAGATATTGATGTCTTGTGCATCAGCGGCAGCAGCGTAGCCATCAGTGAAATCGAACTTAGTTTTGAAACGAGTATCGTCCCAAACTTCGACCAATAACACACCATCAAGAGAAGTTACCCGAGATTCTAGTGCCGTTTGCCCAACATTTTGATTAGTGATATTACGAGTAAATTCTGAAGAACGTTCTAATGCATCCATTACGGTTGTTGACACAAACGCTACTAGGTTTTGTGGGCCAAATTTACGAGCTGGTAAAATTGCAGCTTTAATGGCTGAATAAGCATTCTTTTCAGTAATTGTTTCTTCTTTAGTATTTCCTGCTCCTAAAGCTAAAGTAGAAAAACGATACGCATCAATTTCTGGTTGAACGTGTTCAGTGATAAATACATTTGAAATTTTAGCTACAGCTAAGTCTTGATTCGTTTCATCAACGTCTTGTTTATCGATGTAAAATTCAACGTCTCGATCTTGACCCATTGTGTACACTTTTTTGTCGTTTCCATAGGTACCGCTGTTAAATCCTTTGTTACGCGTGTGATCTTTCAAACCTGATGTTGAAATAGTAGTAAGGGTGAATGATTTCCCACCGTTTACTAATTCTACTTGTGGAACACCTAAGATAGTAGTTAACAGCCCTTGGGTGATTTTTTGATCGAAAATTCCATTGTCTTTTGTGATGTAATTAATTGCCATATTTTATTCCCTCCAATTTAATTTTTGTTTGTCATGATTCCTAATGCTTTAGCAAAAGCATCTTCTTCAACGTTTTGCGCAGAACTAGCATTCCCAGAAAAGGTAGCCTTCTTACCATCGGGATTAGGTGGAACCTGTTCAGATTGGCCAAATAAATAACCGTCGCTTTCTTTAAGCGCGGCCAGTTGGTCATCTAATCCTTTTAATCCCTCGTCTGTCAGTTCCAATGATTCGCTGTCTAGCAAGGCTTTAGCAGCCTTAATGTTTTTAGCCCCGGCTTGTGTTAGAGCTAAGTCAATCGCTGATGATTTTTTAAGATCAGCAATTTGTTGTTCAGAACTCGTCTTGATTTCATCAAACTTAGATTGTAAATCCTCTAACTGCTTAGTAAGATCTTCATTTCCTTTAGCATTTGCTTTGAAATCATTCAGCTCATTTTGGTTTTTCTCTAACTGTTCTTGATATTGAGTGGCCTGTTGTTCCGCGGTAGACACCCGACTATTCAACTCGTTCACAGTCACACCATGCAAAGCCATAATTGATCCAATCTGTTCATCAGTTAAGCCAAGTTCTTTCAGTTCTTCACGTTTCATTTCATTCATCCTTTCGTTGTTTAACGAGGCTACGCCCTCGATGGATTGAACAGTTTAACGCCGTATTCGGGGCAAAATAAAAAGACTAGCGATTGCTAAGCCAAAATTATTAACTTTGTACTTGTTCTCTACTGTAATCACGAACTAAGAACCCATGTTCGTTGATAAGCTCCCTTAACTGTTTCTGTTTGTTAGCAATCACTTGTTTGCACATCTGGACAGTTTCGGGATCTTCCAATTCTAACGCCGCATTCATTCGCTTCTTCTGGTAACGAATATCACGCTCTAATCTTCTTTGTTTCTGCTGGATCTCAGCATTTCTTTGTACTTCTTCTGGATCATATCGTGGCTGATTGTTTGTGTTCACATCAGGACGGCCAGGATAAAGAATATGTGTACAGTTAATTCCTTGCGTTCCACCGGGCTCGCCGTATCCGTGATCGTAAATAGATGGTAAATGCTTGAATTCTTCTGGCGCTTCTTCTTTAGGAACGGTTAACACCCAATCGCCTTGGATTGGCGCACACGCTTCACGGGCTGATGGATGACTACTCATCAATGCAGTAACACAATCGAAGTCCTCCATTCGTTTCAAACGAAGATCGTTAAACGTTCTGTGTGAAGTAGATTGAATCACTGTTCTCGAGTAAGCTTCCATCGACCATTCACGACCTGCTTTATCAACGAACCCTGATTTGATTCCCATATCAACCATTTTGTAGACGTTATCTCTAATGGCTTTCTCGTGCGTTTTAAGCCCCGTCATAGATTCTAGGGTAGATTGTTTAAGAATTGCTTGATAGGCTCGCATTACAGCATTCTCGTTGAAATTCGTAGTGATTAACGTTTGATTGACATTGTTGTTTAAATCTTTGAACGTTTGACGAACCAAAGAGTCTAGAATTTTGTTTACGTCGTTAGATACAGGAACACTTTTATGGACCATTCGCTCAAGCTCACGGTCTATTTCATCAACGATCTTCACGCCGTTTCCTTTAATCAATTGTTCAATCGCTTCTTGAGTTTCGCCAGTATAACTTGCTAACAAATCAATAACTTTATCGTTCAGTGTACCCATTTTAGAAAGTTGATTTACTTGCCACAAAAGCACGTCTTCTTTAGCTACATCTTGAAAACGAGAATGTTTTAATGCTTTGATTATGATGGTAAAGATTCGGTCTTCTAGTTCTGAATAGATATTGATAATTGAGTTTGCGGTCTTTTGCATTTTTTCTGGTGTAATCATAATTAATCACCTAAATCGAATAACGCATCTTGACTACGACGTTCGGTTGATCCTGATTCAGGCATTTCCTCTTTCAAGTCATCCAACCATTCTTTTAATTCCTGATCACTTAGATTGTAATTACGGATAAGAAACTGTTTCTTTGGCATCACGCCAGCAACCACGGCTTTTAAATCATCTTCTTGTTGTTTATCTTGATTGACAAAAATACCATCTTCAAAACTGATATCGACTTTATAATCATCGTAATTTAATTCAAACAATGGTTTTCCAGTTGAATTAAGTTCTGCATAACCTGCCAATTCAAAAATCGAATGGACTAATTCATTAATGGATTTTTCAACCATTGTCAAATAACTAGAGCGTGTTTGATACGTCATTGAGTTATTAGAGACAATTTCAGTTGCTGTTTTTAAACCATCATCAGCGTAGCTCATTGAACCAACTGATAGCCCTACTTGTACCTCAAACTCTTTAATCCAATGATCAATGGCATCTTTATACTGAACTGTTCGTATTGCCGTAGTAATATCTTTTATTCCAGCATTTTCTGCCCCATACATCCCTACAAATACATTTTGATCACTATCAAACATTGGGGGATGGGCTTCATCCGTTTTGAGAAACTCAGCGGGAACCACGACGCGCCTTTGCCCCATTTGAATTTCCCAAGCAAATTGGTCATGAGTATTGTTGATGGTATCTAAGATTTCTTTTGCATTATCAACGATTCCAACGCCTAACGGACTTTCTAGAGATTTATTGTTTGCACCAGGTGTTCTGAAGTAAACAAAAAGAGGACGTCTCAATCCTTCTAAGGTGACTTCCTCTGCTAAATCAGGATATAAAGTTTCTAATGGTACTTGTTTACCGACAGAACTTTCCAATTCTGACTTATAAAGCTCATTAGAAATAATGTACTTCCCATTTACCCACTCATGGAATTCTAATAACGTGTAGTAATAATTTTTATCATTTTCTGTTTGAACTGACCTAGTAGCAATTGCACATTCGCTGATTTCATTTGTGTTAGAACGCAAAGGATAAAACTGATCTGCTCTAATCCAAGAGATTTTGATTTTATCTCCATCAATATAAGGACGCATAGCAAACCCACCAGAAGCAATTCCTTTTTCAAGATTCAGTTCAAGAAGATTATAAAAATTATTGTTATACAGCGTTTTCGCCAAGAACGTATTTGCTTCTTTTAAACTATCTGAATCTTCATCGTCAGGATCTCTTAAAGCAATCTTGCATTTCTCATTAAAAATGATACTCGCTAATCTTCTTGCTGCAGTCTTGGTTACATTCAGCGGATTAAATGGACGTTTATTTTCTTTACCAAAAGAGGTTATATATTTAATTTTCGGGAAATTATTCGCATAATAACGAAAATTTTCAGTGATTCTCTCATATTCATATGGATCAATATCAATTTTGGGATGATCTGTGATTTTACCAAGTTCTCTGCCATTCAAATTCATATCTATTCGTTTCACTCCTTTCTTAAAAAAGTTTTTGATACGCTGAATCCCACTCATTTTCTCACCTACCATTTCAGTCCTAAATCATTTAGATTATCTTTTACAAAATATTGGAACTGGTCACATGTATGGTCACCAACTTTGATAACTTTTGGATCATCAGATTGTAAAGTATCTTCATCCCATCGATAATCACGATGCTCTTTAATAAATATTCGATTTGCTTCAGTATCTAAATAAAAAAACCTGCCTTGTGCAAGGAGGTTCTGTACATAATCGATCATATCTACTTTTTTAGCTTTGGCCACTGCATGAAACCTCTCATTGTAATCTTTATAGTATTGATTTTTTAGAGCGCCTTCCGCCGAATCAATAGTGATTTTGTAGGCATACTTATTGTATTTTGTTTGACATCGCTCAATAAAATCATGCAAATCTTTAGAAAGCTCATCAGGTGCCTTCTTATTTACTTTTCCTTCAGGAGAATAATAATAAGTATCTAATAAAATGACATTTTTCTTTTTGGTAATAGCGTAGCAACCACAGGTAGTCGCTGATATTTGGTGTCCACTATCGATTGAAAAACAAATCTGAACGATGTAATCATCATCTGGTAGCTCATCAAGCGGATGGAAATGATCCATGTTATAGATGAGCGTACCCAGACCAATCACTTCGCCTAAGTAAAGCCATCTGTAGTAATCTTCATCATTTTCTCTATACGTTTCTATCAGCTTTAATTGTTGCGGATCCGTAAAACCTAACTCATCATCTTTATAAGTCGAGTGGTCCACTAAATGATCATTTAGGCGCATGCATTTTTCTACCCATTCATTAACCCAGTCATATGGATTCTTGGGTGGATTCCATGAATAGTAAACTTGTACTTGATCTACCCATGGCGACCGTTGACGGATAAAGGTTGCATTCGTCTGGTCAAATACTTCTTCGCTTTCAAAGTTTGCAGCTTCTTCATACCATAGAGCGATGACATCGCCGATTGCATTTGATTTGAGTTTTAACGGATCATCCACACCGTAAAAGTAGAACTTAGAGCCAGTCCGTTTATGAATGATGCGCAATGGAGAAGTACGAAACTTATATTCTTTTGAAATGCCAAGCATTGAAAGTGCCCACTTGATTTGTTCGTAGACAGCGTCTCTTAAATACTTATGCTGGCTCATCATACAGACAACATTTACTTTGTGCTTAGCTTGTGTGTGCTTCTTCATTTCTGTTGCTAATTTCAGACTGATAACAGATGATTTAAAAGAACCACGTCCACCTTTCATTAAAATATAGGGACACTTTGCATGCCAAACTTTATAGAAATGCGGGTTAATCAAGTCCGTAGTTTTAATTTGAGTTTGTTTCTTGACCATTAATGCCATTTGAACCAACCTCGCTTTCAACTAACGGAATATCATCGATAATTACGGTTTGTTCTTCTGACGAATCGTAACCATCATCTAACTGCTTCAATTGTGCTTTTGCTAAATTGACTTGTACATCCATGTATTCTAGTTTCTTTCTACGTTCATCATGTTCATCAGCTATAGAGACAAATTGTCTAATTAAGCTAGATAGCGTGCTCATAGCCCTTGATTGTGCATTCATGAAATTAGCTTGCTTGTCCCAAGCATATTGAATAGCATATTCTTCTGAACTTCCAGAATCACTCGAGGACCACTTAGAAACTTCTTTGGACAAACTACCCTCATAATCAACATACATGATTTTCTGTGCTCGGATAATAGCCGTGTACTGGATCATGATATTATTCCATAATATATCCTCAGGTTTAGAGGTTGCAACCTCATTCATAATTTCTAATGTTTCAGAAGGTAACCAATTGGCAAAAAGGCCATGGGTAACAGCGTTCTTGTTGCTTTCCGGCGCTCCTTTATTGTTCGGAATAGTTGCGTCCTTGGTTGCAACCTTTTCTCGAGACCAGTAACGGGATTTCCATGACTTTACTGTGCTGATGGATACACCATACTTTTCCGCTATTTCTCTATACTTCAACCCTTTTTCATAATCATCTTTAGCTAGTTCGTATTTCTTCACATGTGACACCACCTCGCTTGTTTGCAACATTTGTTTTGTAATCTACACATACTTTGAAAGATTTTCCTGTATGTGTTTATCTGAATAGAAACCATGACCGCAATAAAGAAGTTTGCATTTATCCACTTCGTTTGGTATAGCTTCTCTTAGCATTTCGACAATAGAGTACTTCCCTTTGATTTGTACAGAACGCACAACACGCACTGAACAATCATCAATGGTTCGAGGATATTCATTAGTTAGCGATATATACCAGTAGTTTCTCATTATGCAGTCTCCTTTATGTAAATAAAAAGACCACTCAAAGAGTGATCTAATATGTACTACAGGACCCACTATCCTTCGAGGGAATGTGGATTACAGAAACATCAGCGCGCTATAGTTTCCAACCTGTATATTCGGTTTTACTGACAGGCAGTTATGGATTACCGTAAACCAAAGTCACTGGCAAGGAATCGAACCTTGCAACACCATTTTCCGATATTTTACAGACTCTCCATCATAAAAGGTCTCACCTCTAGAATTGTCTATCTTTAGGGGAATTATTCAAGATGCCTCTTGCCCATTACCCTCGACGGTCTCTTGCCTAGCTGCATAAACTAAGCTCAGGTGTTCATTACCACTGATTTAAGTTATTAGCGTTACCTTTCCGCCACAGTGACAAATTAATATTGTTAAAATAAATACTAAACGTATAATTTTAGTTATCAGCGAGTGGTCCGCTGAAATATAAAACAAGGATGTGCAAGACAACATGTATAAACCCTACATGATTAGTTATGATCTTAATAACCCAGGGCAAAAGTATGATAAAGTATTTGAAATAATAAAAGAATTTGGGGCATATATAAAGCTACAAAAATCTTTTTGGTTAGTTATAACTAATTTGAATCCAAATCAAATGTGTGAAAAATTAAATACAGTACTTGATAATAACGATTCCTTATTCATCTGTGAACTGCAAAAAAATTATCAAGGTAGAGCTACAGAGGAAAATTGGAAATTCATTAACGAACATATTTTCTCTTAGTAAGGATTAGATATTTTTTCTCTGTTTAAACAATTGCAAATACCGTCAATATCTGAATTAGAAACACTTACCTTTTGCTCCTTGCTACTACCAATAGCTTGGAGCAATTCTTGTATTTCTTCTGGAGTGCCTTCTACTGATAATTTCATTTTTCTTCCCTCCAATACATAAATTAATAGACAGCAACGGATGATAGATAATAAGAATAATTTAGAAGGAGTTGAAATTCACATCCTTATTCTTAATATTTCCGCTGCTGTCTATCGAAGCTTAATTAAACGATGAGGGAGATTTCCTCCCTTACATTTTATTTTGTTTCAGACCTATCACTAATCTTTCGACACTATCATAATACAACATTGAATAGGTAAGTGATTGGTATAAAAAAGGTATAAAATGGAAACCAAATGGGTAATAAAAGGGTATAAAAAATGTAAAAACTGGCTACTTGAAAGCAACCAGTTCTAACGATGAAGCAAATTGAATGATAATCTTGTTTGATTCTAGCTTGACAGATTCTTCACTCGTGTTATTTCTTTGAGCAGTTACATAAATGGGCAGACCATTGATATAACGATCATAGAATATCTTCTTGCGCCTTTCAGTCACATCAGGCTTATGCGGATGCTGTATCGCTGAATAGCCTCGAACAAACAATTTATGCAGATACTCAAATTCTTCTTGTGCTTCTTCTTTATCGATCAGCATTCTTTCTGCTTCAAATATATGATCAGCTGTAGAAGATGGAACCAAGGAATAAGATGCTGTCACTTTTGGTTCTCGAGGTTGACCTATCCTACATCTAGCTGACAGATATGCTGAAAGAAAAACACCAACATTATGTTTTGTGCGATCCATATCCACATCTTTTGCCTCTGGTGTCTCATACTTCTTTACATCGAAAAGTACCATCCATTGATTCCTCCATTTATGATATAATAATTGTGTCAGAATTATTAATTAAGGTCGGAGGAATCCGGCTTTTTTTATACCCATGCTTATGCTAAGCTTTTCAAGTAGCGAGGTTGCACTCGTTACCCATATACATGTTGAGCTATCTGGCGGAAAACAGATGGCTCACTATTTCAATATTCTGCTAAGGACAGCCAGTGGTCGGCTGTCTTTTTTATATTTTAATGAGAAGCCTTACTTATTTTTTTATCTTTATTACGAAAAATGATATTATCTATTGATAATAAAGCGTATAGGAGATGGTTGAGTGACTATGTGGAGCATGCTGTTATTTTGGATTCCCGTTTGTATTGGTATCGTCGCATTTTGTTACTTTGTCAAACACTCTAGAACAAATAAGCTCCTCATGTTATCTTTTTTACCTATAGTATTTTTTATTGTACAAATTGTTAAATATACCTATATTGAATCGCAAGAAATATTCATTTTTTATGTGGTAGGTTTATTTATCTCTGTGGTCTTTTTCATAATGATACTTTCCTATTTTTATAAAAAATAAATTTTTCTCTTAGAAGTACATTTTTTCGCTGTTTATATAGCCTTCATATCCACTAATCGAACAACTGCAATATTCGCTTTGCTCTTCGCTAGCTCTTTGTCACAGTCCATCGTATTCTCAATACGAATAACTGCTGAATGATTGTAGACGTGTTCTACATATCCACGAAATGGATAGATGAATCCTTCTGCTTCGCAGCGAACCATGTCACCGACTTTGAATTTTGGTTTCTCACGTGTTTTAGGATTCTTTGTCGGCATATCCAGCATTAAACCGCCGATACCATGA